GTCCTTTGTATGAAGGCGTCCGAAAGATCTTAGATCAAAAGCCAGTTCTCAATACTTATCCTGAAGGCATTAAAGATGCAGTAGCTATTGCAAAGCTTCGCATTGAACACGCAAAACTGAGCGGTTTAGTTCCCGGCTTGCAGAAAGAACTCACTGAGGCAAAGGCAAAAATCACGGAGCTTGAAAAAGCGGTCCAGATTCCCGGAGCCGGTGGCACTCAAAGAGGCTCGCCTAAGTCGTTTACTGATATGTCAGTAGATGAGCAAGGGCAGTTTTTAAGACAAGAGGCAATGGCTTTGGATGATGGAGGCTAAGAGCTCCACAACCAAATAAAATAAGTGAGTAATAATACTACAACCACACTAAGCGGTCAGTATCAGAACTACTTCTCACGAAAGCTTCTTGATTACGCAATTCAAGAACTTCGTTTGAATGAGTTCGCTATGGAAGCGGACCTACCGAAGAATCAAGGCGCGAAAGCGATTAGTTTCTTTAGGTATGGCGTAGGATCTGCGGATAACGTACAGACGATTACAGAAGGCACAACCCCTTCTACGACTCGTGACCTGGCGTTGACTAAGATTGATGCAACTCTAACTCAATACGGAGAAATCTGCGTTGTAACAGACTTGCTATCGATGACGGAGCTTTTTGACGCTCTTCAACAAGGTGTAAAATCCATGGGTGAAGATGCGGCTCTTAAAGCTGATGAAATCTCTCGTAACGAGTTGGTTTCAAATGGAACTAAACGCTATGCACAGGCTTCGCAAAACTTTGCGGAACTATTAGGTGCTTCTTCGGCGGCTGGCAAATACATCTCAACTGATGCCTTGGACATTGCAACACGATTGAAAATCAATCGCGGCAAGATGTTTGGCAACGGTTATGTATTTATCGTTCCTCCTCATGTCTCTCGAGATGTGCAGAATGACGATAATTGGATCTGGGCTGATCGCTATGCAGGATCACAGAAGATCTTCAAAGGCGAGCTCGGAATGTTGGGCGGCGTTCGATATGTGGAAGCAACAAATCCATTTATCGAATTAGCTACCGAAGGAACCTTCGACAGTACGGGGACAATTTACTCCTCGATCATGCTGTCAAAGAACGCCTTCGGCGTACCTAAGCTCTCTGGAGATTCTCCAATGAAGCCTCAGGTATTGATTACCAAAATGGAACCAAGCGATTCCGATCCTTTGGCGCAACGACGAAAAGCAGGCTGGAAGGCTTTCTATACTGCTAAGAGCTTAAATGCTGCTTGGTATCGTATTTACAAGTCTAAGTCTGCATTTGATGCAACTCAAAACGCTTAATTGAAGGAGTAATATAATATGAAACAACAATTAAAAGTATTGGGCTTGTTCTTAGCGTTGGCAGTGGTTGGGGTTGTTTGGGCTGTTGAAGAAACAAGCTCTCGAACTGCTTCAGGAACTACAGAATCAGTCATTCTCTTTGACTCGGTTAAAGAACATGGTTGGACTGTTACAGGTGTAAACGCTGATTCGGACTTAACTACAGCGAAGATCGTATTCCAAGGACGCTTGGCTTCGACTGCTATGTCTAAAGTCACGTCTAACGTAAGTTCAACAGCTACTATCGTTCATATGACTCCCACAACCGGGATTTCATCGAATGATATCGTATACTTCAAGCCTACAGCTATTAGCCCTGGGTTTATAGCTACGGCGGCTGTTATTACTGCGACATCGGTCACACTTCATGATCCTGGTCTGGTAACGAACTTAGTCGTTGGTGACGTTGCTTATGAGATTAATAAGATCCATACGCTTGATCTCTCAACCGGCGCAACTGGCGTTGTTGAGCGTGATTATGACGGTCAAGGTCTTGTCTACACGGTTGGAGATTCTCCATTGCGAGCAAGATTAACCGGCACAGCTACTAATGAGCTTAGTATCGCTGTTAAGAAAGAACGACGATAACCCTTAAACAAAGGACCGGGGGAGTAATCCTCTCCCGGTCTTTTTAAAAATTATGGATGAAAAAACAGGTTTGATTATCGGAATTGGCGGGGGGAGTTCAATGAATGAGCTTTGCGTGCCTTTGTCTTCGCTATCAGTTTCGGGTGAAGATGAGAGCGTTCCACCGGCAGAAGGCGATATGGTTGATTTCTCTGTAGCTGGAAAAGTAAGTAGGGTTGAGGGAGATAAAGCTTACGTCACAGTCGAAAAAGCTAACGGTCAAGATCTTGGATCTCCTAAGCAAGAAGAAGCTGAGGAATCGGAAGAATCTGAAATCATTAACATGAAAAAGGCCGCTAAAGCAGAGGACGACGAAATGGGGTACTAAAGATGCCTATTTACGAATACATGAATCGAAGGACTGGAGAGATGGTTATGCTTCGACTCCCGGTCGATAAAAGGAATGATCCTGTTAGAATTAAAGGAGAGCTCTTTGAGCGTCGAGAAGTTCCTTCAAGAGTCACTGTATTACAAGGCCATCTTCCTCCCGGGGGAGCGAGAGACACGTTAAAAGCCTATTACTCACAAGAGCAGAAAATGGGCTCCAACTTCAGGAGCGAGTTCACAAAAGATCAAATCAAGAAAGCTTGGTCGAATAACGATACGGCAGAAATATGAACAAATGGCCTAAACCTGATTACAAATCTCTTTGCGATTCCTTTGGGAGGTTCGAGTTAAATGATAGAGGCTTACCTACTTCACGTTGGGAGAGGTCGTTTCTATGTACGGTCGATCTCCCCTATCCTATGCGGCTTTCATGGGAACGGGAAACGATTGTTAGAAAGATCACATGCAATCAGGCTGTCAGGGCCTCGTTAATGAACATCTTGCAACGCATTTATGATCTCTACGGATCATTGCAGGCTGTTCAGGACGCAAGAATGGATCTTTTTGGAGGGTGTTACTGCTTCAGACGCGCAAGAGGGTTTGGACTATCTCGGTTCATTCATGGGGATCGGCAATCGACTTAGATCCTGATCGTAACGAGCTGGGAAAGAAATGGGTAAAGGACAAAGGCATGATGCCGGTTGAAGTGATTGAGATTTTCAAGAAGGAAGGCTGGGCATGGGGTGGAGATTGGAAATCTAGACCTGATCCTATGCATTTCGAAGCCGTCAATAGAGGATAAAATTTTATGGCGACAATAACTAAAGGTTACACGTTCGTTTCGGGTGAAACGAATGTAACACATACCAAGCTTAACAATCTTGTTGATCTAGCTACCATCTCAGGAATTGTCGCGGCTGATATTTCTGATGACGCGGTTACAAAGGATAAAGTTCACTCAAATGTTGCGGGGAACGGATTAGCTCAAGATTCAGACGGCTCTTTGATTCCTGTTGGATATGGAAGTTTAACCTCCGCCCTATCGAATGCAAACAAGACTTTGACTAGAGGAACGAGTAAGAGAATTCAGAAGTACACAGGTACTTTAACGGGTCCAGTCATTATAGACATCCTTAGAACAAACGCAGTTGACGGAGATAAGTTCAGGATCGTTTTAGATGTTGTTGTAGATGGAACCAATACCCTGACAATCCGAGAAAATTCTTCCGGTTCTTTGATTGTCTTCTCAGATGCAAATTTCCCGAAGGTTAAAGGCACTATTGAGGCAGAATACCTTTCAAGCGCATGGGAGCTGACTTTGATCAATGTAACAGAAAGCCCGGCTTAATTTATGATGAAATACTTATTTGGTTTTCTTTTGATTGTTGGGAGCTTGCAGGCTCAAACGACTAATTGGCTTGTCACTCAAGACCCTAATACGAATAGCGGTCGAATGAAGCCAGTAAAGATCATGGTTGTTACGAATCAAATCGTTTCAACTAATTCAGTGGCTGGCTATGCGGTAACTGGAACGGCTACGAATAATGGTGCAGCTGGCGAGGTTGTTAAGACAAGTGCGGGTGGAACAATTAATTCAGGGCTCATTACATTTCCTTCTGTAACTCTTACCTCAACGAATTACACAGGTTCTAACACTGTTTTTGCATCTGCTTATGTCTATGTTCCGATAGCTCAGCTCTCTACAACAAAAACGAATGGCTATGTGAAGGTTGAAGCGTCTGCTGCTAATGACACCCCTAGCGCAACGGTCTTATTTATGAGGCTTAGGGACACTGCAACAAACGTTGTGAGTCATGCTGATATTTTCATGAATACAGGAGGAGGAAATGCCCATAGTCCTGTTATGAGCGTCCAGCTTTCCGACATTCTGACTACGGCTTCTAAGACATATATTCTTGAGGTAGCGGCCGCGTCTTCAGGGACAGAGAATTGGACAAACATTCTTACTTCAACACAGATAGCTGCTCCTGCAACAAACGCTTATTTTATTAAAATCTACGAACAATGATTCTAACAGATTTCTCTGATCATATTTGCGATAAGATGTTCAAGACTGATTCGTCTTCAGTCGCGGCTTGTAAGCGTTTTGTGCGAAGACGTTACGAGATGCTTTATAACAAGTATCTATGGAAGGACACTCTTCTTTTATCAAGTGTTGCGGCTAACTCTAACATTTTAGTCATGCCAAAGGAGATTGGTTTGATTGTGGGAGCCCGTTGGGGAGACTCTACTCCTCTTGATCCGGTAGAGTTCTCCTTTCTTCTTAGAAACGATCCGGGAGCATTCGAAAGGACTGGTTCACCTGCTAAAGTTACCACGATCACAGCGATAGGAATTAAACAGGCTATCTCAACGGCTGAGAGGCTTAGCTTCGTCTCAGATAGTACTAGTGATACTTCGATAACGGTTTTAATTCGAGGAGAACTTGCAGGGGTTGAACAGGTTGAGCAAGTAGCATTGAATGGAACTACAACGGTTAATTCTACCAAGAGTTGGGATGTGGTTTGGACTCTCTCAAAACCAGCTACAACGGGAACGATCACAGTTACAGGATTAACCTCATCAACTAATTATCTCACTCTATGGGATGAAGACAGGGAATTGAAGTATCAGAGATTGAGGCTTTTTGATTCTCCTACAGATACAACAAAGAATCTCCTTGTTTTGGGCAAGAGGCGTTTTAGGGGGCTTACGAAGGATCAAGACACTTCAATCATTCCAGCTTTGGATGATGTTCTTTTGGCTTATGGCGAGGCAGACATGCTTCAGAGGGCAAGGCAATACGGGAAGGCTAACGAAAAGATTCAGGAAGCAACTGCTTTGCTATTCGACACGTTAAGCGTCTCGATTTACCAGCAAGCAAGCGTGGTTCAATTAACCCCTGAAAATGTTGGGGAGTACAACAGACTAGATTTTGAATAATGCCTACGATCTATAACGATAATTTAGACGATCCGTTAGTTTTTGATGGATCTGTAAATTTTTCAGGGGGTGAAGACTCTCAAGCCGATCCTTCACAGCTTAAGAAGGAACAATGCGCCAAGCTGATTAATTGCGCTCTTAATCGCATTGGAGACATTACAACCAGAAAAGGGACTGAGAAACTAGGGGCGGCTGCTGTAGCTGCTAATAGAATCCAGGGTCTTGGCGAGCTCGACACATCTTCGGTAGAATTAATCCTCGCGGCTTGCAATGGGGCCATGTTTAAGAATGATGCCGGTACTTGGTCTTCGGCAGCCGGTTACACTCCTACTAGCGCAACGGTAACAGTCGAAATAGTTCAAGGCGTAGATAAACTTTACATTGCAGACGGTACAAAGAACCTTTTCTCATGGGATGGGACGACTTTTACCGATCTTTTAACGGGCGGGACAAATCCTCCTATTTTGAAGTTTATTGCATGGCATACGAACAGACTTTTCGGGTCTCCTTCAAATTCTGATTATCTTTATATCTCGAACGTCTTAGATGCAACGACTTGGGATACAACTAATCAAGCTATCCGAATCGGAGGCGGTGAAGGTGACAATATTTCATGCATTGCTTCATGGTCAGACTTCAATTTCTTAGTTTTCAAACATAACTCGATTTACGTTGTAAATGCTAACCCCTCTCAGCTTGTAGCTGATTGGGAAGTCCGAAAGATTACTGATCGCGTTGGATGTGTGGCGCATAGAAGCGGGAAGATGGTCGGAAATGATTTCTATTTCCTAGCTAGAGATGGAATTAGAACCGTTTTAAGGACCATTAATGATATTCAGACGGAGGTATCTCTTCCTATCTCATGGCCGATGCAGCCATTTATTGATCGGATTAATTGGAGCGCAGCAAATACGGCTTGTGCTGAATACGCTGATAATAAATATCTTTTAGCGGTCCCGATTGACGGAGCTACTCAACCGAATGCGGTTATCGTGATTGATACTAGGTTGAAAGTTCCGATTGGTTATTGGTCCGGAACGGGATGGACTCCCACAGTTTTTCTTTTCTCTAAGCTAGCTAATACCCAAAATCTCTATTTCGGGAATACGAGCGGGAAAGTTCTAAGATGGATGTTTGATGAGGATGACGACCTAGAAGCGAGCTATGAAGATGACGGGGAAGACATCGCTACCACTGCAAGAACTAGCTCCTATTCGTTCCAAGAGGCTATTTTTCCTAAGATAGGATGGAATGTTGAATTTGAATTTAACAAGTCTCTTGCGACTGCCAATGCTTACGCAATCCTAGATCAAGACGATACAGAGCAGGTTGTTGAATTAAACTTTAATACGTTCGGAACCACCAATCAACTGCCGGTAAACCTTCCTTTCAATCTAGCCGTTTTGACTATTGCTAGAAGGGCTTTTGACATCGCTCACTTAGGAGAGTTCCGAGAGGTTCAGTTTGAAGTCCGAAGCTCGGCCGGGAAGTTGGCTATGAAGCAAGTTTTAGCATCGGCATTTGTTGAAACGATGAAAGATGAGACATGAGCATTCAATCTATTGATGAAAAAGTACGAAAACAAGCAGAGACAAAATGGAGATCTGACTTTGAGGCTATTATCAATCCTCTACGCGATAGGCTTCCTGACTGCTTTGTCGAGATTGGAGGACGTAACTATAAGGCTTTCGAGGTCTTTGAATTGCTCACTAAATCCGTATTTGAAGCAGTTCTTCCAGAGAAACAAGAGCAAGCCATAGCTGAATTTATCGAAACGGTTAAGAAACATAAACTTGATGAAAAATAATTTCGATCTCGTTAAGGAAGTTTGCAATTTCCTCTATGATCATGGCTCCAAGTACTCTCATTGGAACCCTAAAGAGCTTTGGGACTATGTGGATTATTACGAGAGAACCGGAGCTATGGGAATTATTAGAGAACAAGGAAAGATTGTAGGTGTTGGGATGGCGAGAACTATTAATCTTCTAAACTTTGAGGAACAGTCAAAGAATCCTTGGTACTTCGCACCATTTGGTGACGTTCTTTATATCCAAGAAATTTGTGTGAGTAAGACAAAGGCCATTCCTAGGTTATGGGATCAAATGGTTGAGAGATTTGGTGTCAAACAATTTGCAGCTGGTAAGAGACACGGAAAATCAAGGATTTGGAAATTTAACAAGTATCAAGAGAAAGTATTTAAACTAGAAAGCGTAGGGTAATAAATTGGGCGAAGAGGCTCCTCCGGCACCACCACCACCACAGCAACCTAACTATGCTGCCGCTAATCGGGAAGCGGTTCAAGCGGATATAGACACACTACCTACTCGACGTAGGATTGATGCTGCCGCTCGTTTAGGAACTAAGGTTTACGATCCCGATACCGGGAAAGAATATGATTTTACCGGATTAGGAGATTCAGCTTTAGCTTTGTCTCAGGCTGAAACCAATGCCGCGAGCGCAGATTTAACGGCTGCTAAGATGCTTGAGATTCAGAGGAAGTATGGAAGCGATTTCTCTTCCGAAGCTCTTAAACAGCTTGAACAAGCCGATCCTGAAGGATTTAAGGCTAGACGCTCTCTTGCTAAGCAAATCAATGATGATTTGGCTTTAGGTAGTTCTTTAACTCCAGAAGAAGAAATGATGGTTGAGCAACAAATCAGAGGAGGACAAGCGGCTAGAGGGAATATTCTCGGGCCAGCTTCCACAGCTCAAGAGGTTCTTGGTAAAACTGAGTTTGGCCAAAAGTTGAAGCAACAAAGACTCTCAAACGCTTCGGCTTATGTGTTTGGATCTCCCTTAACAGCTCAATATCAGACTTTATCGGGAGCGCAACAAGGTGCGGCTCCATTTCAACCTACTCAATCAATCCCTGGTATTGGAGTGAACGCGAATGCCGGAGCTCAAGGCTCTCAATTTGCTTCTAACATCTTTGCGACACAAGGCGGGATGTATGGATCAAGGTTGAATTATCAAGTTGCAGCTAACCAACAAAATGCGGCTGCTAATCCGTGGTTAATGGGATCACAGATGGCGGGTACGGCTGCCGGAGCGGCTGCAATGGCGATGTGTTGGGTAGCAGAAGAATTATATGGAAAAGATAGTGAGAAGACACAGGATATCCGTGAGTTCTGTAATGCTCATAAATATGACGGAGGCTGGTTAGGAGACTTCTTAATGATCTACGAAGCTCGAGGAAAGAAATGGGCTGATGAGATTCGCAAAGATCCTGAACAACGTAAGCAAGCTAGAATTATTTGGGATGGCTTACACAAAATGGCTATGGAGGAATAAAGATGCCTTATTATCCGAATGCTGCCGATAGTTTTTCTCGAGGTCTACAAGCGGGGGCTTCTCTTGGTAATGCCATTAGAATGGGGCGAGAAAGCAGAGAGGCGAAAGAGAGACAAGACCGTCTAGATTCTCAACGTGAAGCCATCCTACAGATGGAAAATCCTGGTTTGGTCATTGCCGATAGAGTTGAGGGAACAGACGGAAGACCTGATGCTTTAAAAGCTGGTATTGTTGATCCTGGTACTGAAGGCGATAGGATCAAAGCTTTAGGAGGCGGAGTTCTTTTGAATCTATCCGAGAAAGATAGGGCTTCTCAAGCTGCCGAGGATCGAGATTTGCAGAAGTTCAAAAACCGAATCATGGCAGAGCATGAGATGAATAAGAAGTATCGAAGCCGCACAGGTAAGTTTGATGCTTCAACCGGGATGCAAATCTTTGAGAATGATGACGGAACATTATCCTATGCCCCTATCCTTCCAAAAACAGGGGGAGAAGCCCTTAAAGGGACTTTTGACCGTGAAACTATCCGAATGAAGGATATGAGCGATGTAGAGTTTAAGAACAAGATCCTTCAAGATGAGGCTGATAGAGCGTTTAAAGCTGATCAGGCTCAGAAGGATAGAGAGGCAATGAAATCATTAGCTGATCTAAAAGCTACAGCAAAGGCAACTGGAGGAAAGAAAACGGAGATGCAGGCCAAGGCTAACGTATCGGCAGAACAGGCTTTTAACGCCGAAAAGAAATTAGATGCTTTGAAAGATGTAAATCCTTCATGGTTTGTAGAGTCACCAGTTCCGTTTACGGATATGCCTGAACGATTCAAGAGTTCTGAACGAAAGCAGTTTGAACAGGCTGCTGAAGAGTTTACGGAAGCCGCTCTTAGGTTCAAGACTGGTGCAGCTGTTACAAAGGGTGAAGTTCAACAGGCTATGAAGATTTGGATTAGACAGCCTGGAGACGACGCAAAAACGATTGCCAATAAAGAAGCTTCAAGAAAATTGCTCATCAAAGAAATGAAAGAAGCCTCGGGAGATTCTTTTGATGACATGGCTTCCGGTTCAACCGATTCCAAAGTAGACGACAAAGACCCTCTAGGTTTATTTAAATAACATGCCAACAAGACAAGAGGTTTTGACTAAGGTTCGAGAGAAATATCCTCAGTATAAGGATATCCCGGATGATGATCTGGCTTCATCCCTTTCAAAGAAATATCCGGTTTATGCTGAGTCATTGTTCGATGCTGACGGAAGCGATTATGATTATGCTACTGCAAAAAGGCTTGGAATGTCTCCCGATCCTGAAACAAAACATTGGGGCTCAAGGATAGATTTACCAGCAGAAGAGGCTAGATCTCTGGGTCTTCCTCCCGGATCGGGAATAATGCTTAAAGGTGCAAAGCATGAAACTTGGGACAAAGCTTTAGAGGGAGAAGAGAAAGAGGGTTTTGAAGTTGTTAAGGGACAAAACGGTAGATATTACAGTATTCCAAAATCATCTCAGCGTCTCAAACAAAACCAAGACCTAGAAGAGATGCTTGGAGGGAAGATGATCAACCCTGAATCGGGAGAGCTTGCTTATTCCGATGAAGATAGGGCTCGAGATGAAAAGAATGTTTTACTTTCCACTCTTGAGAAGGAACAAAGGACTTTAGCTGATGAGAACCAAGGGCGTGAAGATCGACTAAGCTCTGGAAAGCTTGAATCTGCTACGGCCGGTGTTGCTAGCGTACCCACAGGGCTTGTTTCCTTAGGATCATTAGCTCTTGAGAAGGCTTTGGAGAGAATTACCGGGAAACCTGTTCCAAAAGGGCTTAAGCCGGTTATTAACGAAGAACTTCGAAACATTACGGATGAAGTAGTCGGAGAAATTGGAGCAGCTAATCCAACCACGGCAGGTCTAAGCGCAGTAGGGACTCAATTGGCCTCTATGGGAGGTGTAGGCGGGATTGGTCAACTACTTGCTAAGGGAGCATTAAAGGCGGCTGTCAAAGAATTTGGAAAGAATGCCGCAATTAATACAGCTATCGGTGAAGGTCTGAGAAGGGTTACAGGAGAAGAGACAGAGGGCCGAGATGTTGCTCTTGATTTTGCTTTAGGTCTTGCTGGAGGGCGTAATCGAAGAGGAGAAAAGGCTTTAATTGAAGCCGGAGAAAATACGGTTGGAGCCGTTCAGTCCGGTCTTCGTAAGGGGGTTGAGAAAGTAGAAGATTTAACTTCTACCCCTCGAGGATGGATTGAAAGACAGTTTGAGAATAGACGAATCAATCAAGGAGATAAACAGGCTCAACGAGAATCGGTTGAGTATCTGATGGAAGAAGCTGCAAATAAGGTTTCAAGTCCATCTGCTACAGCTACATTGCCCGGAGTATCTACAAGTTCAGCTAAAGCGAAGCAAGCTGTTCAGAAGTTCCTTTCTACCGGGGGAAGCGTTGATGAAAATCTCCAATTACAACGAGATGCTAACCTGGCGATAAACTCAACCAAGGGAGAGCTTGGTTTACTTAGTCGAATGATTAAGGAAGGTGAAGAACATGCTGTTGATTTTGATAAACCCGATCCAATGTTGATTGTTGGGCAAGAGTTCATGAAGAGAGCAAAATCTTTGAAGGAATTAAGATCTAAGTACGGAAAAGAGCTTGGAGAATCAGTCAAAGACATTCCAAAAGACGCTCTCACTCCAAAGATTGAAGAGACAACGATTCAGACTCCTGAAGGGCCAGCCATTCAAAGGACTATTAGAAACTCGGGCGTTGATCCTAAACTATCAATGGTTAAGAGGATGAACGAAATTAGCGAGCTCGAGGGGCTTTCTGTCTCTCCTGATGGCAATCTTGATTTCTCTGAGACTTCGCTTCGAGGAGAAAGATTTAAGTCTGTTAGACAAGCAATACAAAATGACTTTGACGAAGTAACAGGAATGAACCCTCTTCAAATTCATCGCAAGCGACAAGAGCTGTTCGATGTTGTTAATAAAGTTCCCTATAACGAAAGAGGACTATCTGAAAAGGGAATGAACGCCATGAGGCAAGGTCTTGCAGATGTTCTTGAAATGGTTAGTCCTAAATATAAAGAGCTAAATCGAAAGGTCGCGACGATTATTGAGCCTCTTGATGAGTTATCAAGCTACTTAAAACTATCTGATGAAGCAAATGTTCCTACAAACCTTCTTGAAAATGAGGCTGCTATTTTGGCAAGACGATTGAATAGCAATGCTATAAGCAATCCTCGAGTTGCAGCTTTAATCAACCAGCTTGAATCTCGCTTAGCAGAAGAAGGGATTAAATTTGACACGAGACTTTCTAGGGTTCAGCAAATGTACAATATGATGAATCGATACTACCCTGAAATCACTCGAGAGACTTCGCTGCAAGGTCAGGTAAGGGCCGCCAATATTCCGACATCTAAGGGTGAGATTATTAAATCAATCGGTCAAGACTTCGCGACTACGCCTTCAGTTAGGAAGAAATATTTGAAGGACTTAATCGAGTCTCTTCAGTAGTCATTGTGACCAGTCTTTGATGTATTTACGGTCAACGTAACGCTTTTCTAGACGCTTGATTAGGTAGATGAATCCAAGAGCCGAGAGAATGGCAGAGATTTTAAACCAAGATTTTAGAAACCATCTTTCCGGGATGAGATGAATGACGCCATAGACGATGGCTAGACCGGAGATTAGATAGAACAATCCTTTAAATCTTCGTAGGTTTATCACGATTTATTTTCCTTCATCATTCTCTCAGCCTTCTGCCTCTCTCCTACTTGTAGTTCGTGGTACATATGAATCAACCAGAATACGACGACTACGTTCATTAATATTAAGAAGATCAGAACGCAAGTTAGAATGATGTTAAGGGTGCTCATTTCTCTTCAGGTCCTTCCCATTTTTTAAGCATATTATCATAATCCCTTTGCTCCCATAACTTCGGCTTTACGGGACAATCTTTGTGGTTACAGCCCATATCATAAGCTGGTTTATCTGATAGCGTGTAAGGCTCTGAGATGAAAGGATCATTCTTACAGAACGGGCATTTTCTAGGAGGTTTATTCATTTAAAAAAGCTCTCTTCCTGGGCTAGTTATTAGTTCATGGTTTGTCGTTCCATGTCGCAACAATTTGGTTGCGATAACAGGAAGAGAGAAAATCTTAGTCATTAAACAGACTTCTTCCATATGTTTTCTTGAAGAACTCACGTGTAGCCTCTAAGCGTCCTTTAACCTTGCCGGTCTGATACCATAAGGCGCATGCGATTATCCAAAGTATGTTATTAATTAAAAACATCATGCTTTTCCATTCCTCCTAACTGTATGGGTGAGCAAAGGGTCATTTAACGTCTCCAAATCTACCACCCCAAATAAACAGCAAGGCCAAGCAGGCTATGATCAATGCTATGATCATCCTTCCCCTTTCATTTTCTCTTGGTGGGCGTCTAACTGCTTGAGTGCTTCTAAAAGAATGCCATGAAGCGTGGGAGAGGAATTAAAAGTAAGTCGATCTGGAGCTATCTTACGTGCAGCCTCCACAACCTCCTTCTGTAGCCTTAATGTCTCAAGGAGGGCTAGTCTCTCTATTCGTTCTTTGCTGCAAGCCTGGCTTAACGAAATGTTTGATTTAGTAATTATATCTCTAAGAGATTCCAGTAATTCGATATCCTCCATCATCTCCGCATTCTTAGCCTTTTCCTCTGCTAGAGCGGTTTGGAGGCGTTTGATATCCATTTTAAGAAACTCAGGATTACATGGCCGTCCTTCAAAATGGTCGTCGTGGCATTCTGGACATATCCTAGCTTGTGTTTGCATATCACTCATTTCGTCTCTCCTTCTCCCGTAATGGGCTCAACTTGGTGGGGTGAAATAGGTGGGGGTGAAACTTTATTGGAAATTGCGTGCGTGTCACAGCTCAATGCTAATTTTCGTCGACTTGGCACCGTATCCCTCCGAATACAGTATGGATGAGGCATGCAGTGAGCAACCGTTCCTAAACTTTGCCTCGCATTTTTTAATGATATGATAAACTCCAGAACTGTCCTTTGCTTCATGCAATCGAGTAAGCTCTGGCCATTTATCAACAAGGCTATCCCAAATTCGGTTAAATCCGCGCATGCACTCAATGTTAATTTCTGGACACATTTTTAAGAGCCTATAACACCTTCCAAAATCGTCATCGTCAGAAGGATAACCAAAAGCGGCGGCTGTAAGTGGTAATCCTGAGTGTCTAAGCATGATCTGCTTAGAAGACACTCCCGTATCGTCACTTAAACTCCATTGCAATAGATTATTCATAAATCATCCTCTCTCTTCTTGGTTACGGGGCTTTGAAGGGGTGTTGTGGGATCTTCTTTTGGGTTATGGTCGAGCATGTGGTTGTATACCGATACTCTTCCGTCGCTGTAACGCCATCTCCACTCCATTTTAGGCCACTCCATACCAGCAATAGTTACAGTCTCAGGGTTCATTTCTTTCTTCCTTGTGAGCCCACAGAAGCATTTCTCACGAGTAGGGATTTGGTAAGGGTTTACGTGTGTCGTTTCCCAAGAATGAAAAGGGTGAAACATAAGCCTCAATTTACGAATCAATTTCATCATCCTCTCTCATTCTTGGTTACGGGGCTTTGATTGAAGGGGTGAAGCATCT